TCAGTTGAAGCTGTTACTGCAAGAAACAAGGTGCTTAACAAAGAGATCGAATTGCAGAAAGAAAAAATTGCTACTTTGGAGAAAGCGCTTGCCAATGCCGCCTCATCTTTCGGAGAAACCGACCGGCGTACTCAGTCTTGGCAAATACAACTTAATAATGCCAAAGCCGAACTGAACAAAATGGAGCGCGAGCTAGAGGCGAACAACAAAGCGTTGGATACTGCCGAAAAGGAGCTTAATGAAGCAGAGAAACAGGCGGACGAATTTGGCAGAGAAATCAAAAAAGCCGCGGAGCAGGCGGACGATGCAGGTGGGCGATTTGAAAAACTAGGTGGTGTATTAAAAGGTATCGGTATAGCCATGGGAGCAGCCTTGGCTGCTATTGGTACGGCAGCGGTCGGTGCTGGAAAAGCTCTTGTAGATATGTCAGTAAATTCTGCGGCTTATGCCGATGAGATTCTTACTGCATCGACTGTAACCGGCATGTCTACCGATAGCCTACAGGCATATAAATACGCCGCTGAACTTGTGGACGTCTCACTGGAAACTCTGACGGGAAGCATGGCAAGGAACGTCAGATCCATGTCTTCTGCAAGGGAAGGTACCGGTGAGGTAGCCGAGGCTTACCAGCGGCTCGGTGTTTCGGTTACTGATGCTAGCGGCAACCTGCGTGATAGTGAAACGGTATATTGGGAAACCATTGATGCGCTTGGCAAGATATCCAATGAAACCGAGCGCGACGCACTTGCTATGCAGATTTTTGGGAAATCAGCTCAAGAACTGAACCCTTTGATTGCACAGGGATCTGCAGGGATAGCGGAACTGACCGAAGAAGCAAAACGCATGGGTGCGGTTATGAGCGAAGAGTCGCTTAATGCTCTTGGGGAATTCGACGACAGCATTCAAAGGCTTAAAGCTGGCAGCGAAGCGGCTAAGAACATGCTGGGTACCGTACTGCTTCCCCAACTTCAAATATTGGCCGACGAAGGAGTTACGCTTCTCGGGGAATTTACTCGTGGATTATCTGAAGCTAATGGTGATTGGACGAAGATAAGCGAAGTTATCGGTAATACGGTAAAAAGTTTTGTGAGCATGCTGATGGAAAATTTACCAAAGTTCATTCAGGTAGGCTTGGATATTGTCACATCCATTGGCGGGGCTATTGTAGAAAATCTACCGGTTATTATCGATGCGGCTGTTAAGATCATCATGACGCTTCTACAGGCATTGATTGATGCCCTGCCGCAGATAACCAATGGTGCTTTGCAGCTTGTAATGGCACTGGTGCAGGGTATCATCGACAACCTGCCTATGCTGGTTGAAGCTGCAGTACAAATGATTGTAACATTGGCAACTGGCATTGGGGAAGCATTGCCAGAACTGATCCCTGCTGTTGTCGAAGCTGTTATCTTAATAGTCGAGGTACTTTCTTGACAATATGGATAAAATCCTTGACGCGGCATTTAAGATCATACAGGGGTTGGCACAGGGCCTTTTGAACGCACTGCCAAAACTAATCGAGGCCCTGCCGAGGATTATTAAGTCAATCATTGATTTCGTGACAAATAATATACCGAAGATCATTGAATTAGGAATCACGCTTATCGTGCAGCTTGCTGCCGGACTTGTAAAAGCCATTCCTGAATTAATAAAGTCTTTACCTCAGATTATTGCGGCTATCATAGAAGGTTTGGGCAAGGCAGTTGTTTCGGTGGTTGAAATCGGTAAAAACATTGTCAGGGGCATCTGGGAAGGCATTAAGAGCCTCGGAAGCTGGATTAAGGATAAGGTTTCCAGTTTCTTTTCTGGTATTGTTGATGGGGTAAAAAACATTTTGGGCATTCATTCACCATCAACGGTTTTTGCTGGTATCGGAAAAAACATGGGTGAAGGCTTGGGAGAAGGTTTTAATAAAGCTATGAGCACAGTTGTACAAGATATGCAAAAAGCTATTCCAACTGAGTTTGAGATAGGAGCAGGTCTTGCGATGGATAACCCGGGCATTACTGGTAAGAGTGCTGTAAATAGTAATGGATTTATACTTCATATCGAAAACTTCTATAACAATACAGAAAAGGATATTGAGCAGCTTGCTTATGAATTTGAGTTTTATAGGCAGCGTTTATCCTTAGCAAGGGGTGGTGCATAGTGCTCAGTTTTATATTTAACGGAAAAGATAGCTACAAAGATTTTGGAATACTGATAGAGAAACGACCAAACGTACCATCTCCAAAGCGAAGGGTTTCATATATAAGCATTCCTGGAAGAAATTCAAGCTTAAGATATGATGAAGAAACTTATGAGGATATAACGTTATCAGTTGAGTGTGCTGCACTTGGTAATATTCAAGACAGAATAGACGATATTAAAGCATGGCTCATTGGATCTGGTGAGAGCGATTTAATTTTCAGTTACCAGAGTGATAAGAAATACATTGCACAGGTAGTGAACAGTATTGATTTTGAAATAATCCTGAAGATTACTTCAAGGTTTGTAATCATTTTTAACTGTAAGCCTTTTAAATATTCAGTGATGAATGAAGTTATTAATGTTGCCTCGGGGATGGGGGCATCTATTTTTAATCGTGGAACCGTTAAAAGTAGGCCAATAATCAAAGCATATTGTAACGGGAATGGCAGTTTCAACATTAATGGTCGAAAAGTTGAATTAACCGATATTGATAAGGATTTTGTTGTCATAGATAGTGAGCTTGAGGAAGCATATTTTGTTGAAGATGGGGTTTTACTGAATGCCAATAATAATATGGCTGGTGAATTTCCTTTTCTCGATGTTGGTAATAACATAGTCACTTTTGACGGAGGGGTGACAAAATTAGAAATCACTCCCAATTGGCGGTGGTTATGATGATTGTGATTTATGATAAAAAAGAGAAGAACTTTGAAAAAAATGGCCTTGCTGTCTTAAATGAGGCAGTTGAATGTAAGATAATTGAAAAGCTTAATAATGAATACGAATTGGTAATATCTTATCCTCTGTATTCGAAAAAGGCGCAGCACATTCAGCCATTTAATATTATCAAAGCTGATGGGCAATTGTTCAGAATTTATAATACTGACAAAGACAGTAAAGCAGGGTTGGTGACAGCATATGCCCGGCATATTTTTTACGATCTTTTAAACTACATCATTCAAGATAGACGGGCTGAAAATAAAACATGTAAGGAAGCCTTAGATATCATTTTTGATGAACTAAAACTTTCCGAGGTGTATACAGCAGAATCAGATATTGAGGAAATTGCTACACAGTACTTGGTTAAGAAAAATGGAGTAGAGGCAGTTTTCCTCCTTGTGAATGAATGGCAAGGGGAGTTAGTACGGGATAACTTCAAAATTGGAATATATAAAAACAAGGGTAAAGACAGAGGAGTTCACATCCGGTATGGAAAGAATATTCTCGGCATCAGTGAAAAAATTAATTGTGATAATGTAGCTACTTGGATATATCCCGTTGGCATGGATGGGATCACTTTACCGGAAAAATATCTCTTAAATCCACAATGGAAGGGATCTGATTATCCTGACTTTGCTCTTGTTAAAATGGTAGAGTTCAAAGATGTAAACAGTGAAGGGTTGCTACGACTGGAAGCACAGAAGTATCTGGATGCCCATGCAGTTCCAGAAGTGAATTACAAGGTCGACTTTATATTACTTGGGCAGACAGAGGAATATAAAGATTATAAAGCACTTGAACATGTTGAAGTTGGCGATATTGTTACGGTGAAGCATAGTATCCTTGGCATTGATATAAAAGTTAAAGTCATAAGTCTTGAAAAAGACGTTTTAAGTGCAAAGAATACGAAAGTCGAGCTTGGGCAGCCTCTTAGTACACTAAATCAGTATTTTGCTGAAATTTCAAGAAATAGCGAAGTATTGGCAAGTACTATCTCTCAGGCATTAAGTTCAATGTTGTATTTTACTAATCCAAGCACATTGATAATCGGCACAGCCGAAAAAGAAGTCATTTATATGCCTATCGGCACTGTGCGAAACACAAACGTGATGTCTTACCTTGTGCTTAGTGTAAATGCTTCTTCGGCTGCTACACTTACCATCAAGTACAGCCTTGACAATAGCTTGATACCTACAAACTTAAAACAAAAATTGCAGGTGGGGGACAACTTAATTGCTATTCCAATGGCACTAGTGGCAGTACCGGAAGGCGGCCACTATTTTAGTGTAAAGCTAAGTGTGGATAATGGGTCCATTACAATCATGCCAAATGGGCTTCAGCTTGCTATTGATGGTAGAAATTTAACAGGTGGAATAAGCTCTGAAATTCCTCATGCAGAGGTAAGAGAAGAGATTAAGTATATTGATGTAAGCTCCAATAGGGTGACGTTTAATTATTTAGTGCAAACAGCAGCTCCGATAGATGAAGGAATTATTGAAAACATTATTTATACTGACTTGGGTGCCGGAAATATAACAGAAGCAGTCAATATAATTTTAGAATAGGAAGGGTGAAAAGGTAATGCGTGAAGCTAAAGGCTATGACAAAAGTTTTATAGATGGGACAATCAAAGAGCATATAAAGATGAAACCGGATTTTGAGGTCAAAGGTGTAGTTACAATCCAGTTATTTGATGAAAATGGTAAATTAGAGCGTGAAGTAAAGACAGAAAACCGAATCACTGATTCGATTGCAAGGATGGCTTTTATGGATTATTTTTGTTGCAGAATAAGAGGTAATCCTTGGGGCAGACAATGGGAATATAATGATTCTGAAGTTGGTTCTGATATCACCACAAAGGATAAAAGCTATAAAGAAGGAACACCAGAAAGTGGAGGGTATTATCATCAATATTCCTATTTTACAGCTCCTTTTCGGTATTTGCTCCTCACTGATGACACGTCACCCGAAACTGGTTTTGCAAAAGCTGTAAAGGGAAACATCATAGGTTGGGCGGATAAATCAAGAATATATGCTGGAACGAGTACATTAAAAGGTACGGTTAATTTGAATGAATCATTATTTTCCGAGAGTAATTTACACTTCGTTTTCGATTTTCCGACTAGTGTAGCTAATGGTACTTTTCAAAAACTTTGGTGGGTTGATTTGGAATTGGACAGTACACAAGAAAACATTAGATCTATGAAAGGGATAAGCAGAAGGTATAAATTGGACGGATATTCAAATAAATCAATAAGTGTGCCTGCACCAACAAATTACACTCCGGGAGACTACAAATATCAATCATATCCTGAACGCTATTGTTATCCCAGGCTTTTCAAATATAATAATAAGCTATATGTCATAGGTGTTAACAAAGATACCGCAAAAACATGTATGGCTGTTATAGATACAGATACAGAAGAGTATAGTGAGGTTGATTTATATACAACAATGGGGCTTACAAGCACAAGTTATCGTCCTTATTGGTACCTGATGGCGCAAGAAAACAATTATGTGTATATGCTTTATGAAAGCTATACTAATAAGCTACACAGGTTAAACCTCGATGATAATACTAAGACTGAAGTAACTCTTTCAAACAACTATTATACACTTATTGGTCAACAAATACCAGAAATTCCCTCGAACTGGTACAGCAACATACCAACGGCTTTGTACAATGGGATGATTGGTTGCAAGAATGGAAAGTTATATATACCATTAAGATACAGCAATGGAGGCACAAATAAGACTTTTATTTTGGTATGCAACCCTGATTCAGAACTTACTAAGGTGGCTCTATATGATTTGAGTACAGCTACAGTTCCATCTGGAACAACAGCCACATTAAACAATTCAGATTTGAAGTTACAACCGCGGGATGCAGACACATGGTTTGTATGTACAGGCAGTTATACCTACGTCACTGATAACGAGTTTAACATTCTGGATCTTAGTTATAGAAATTATACTTTTGATTATGGTTCTTATTTGGAGGATACTGCAGGTACAGCAATAAAAAGATATTACATTAACAAAAGTTACTTTACTAACGGCTATGCATTAAGCGGTTGGGCTAGTAGCTGGTATATGTGGGAACCGGTAGCGGCCATGACTTTGCTTCCAAGTCCTATTACAAAAACACCAACTAATACTATGAAAATTCAATATGACTTTAATATTCAGCGGGTAGATCCGTTTCAGCCATAAAATTATGGATTAAGACTAATAATCAAATTAGCGGGCTTATTGGAAGTACTTCTTAGAAAGTATAAGAATAAAAGGTTATATATTCAGCGCTTTGCTTTTAAGGCAGGGCGCTTTTTTATATGCAAAACTCAAGTTGAACGGAGGGTTAAGACAATGAAAACAGTATGGAACTGGGCGCAGGCGGTTTTTACTGCTATTGGCGGATTTCTTGGATGGTTT